GGGGCGGTGCTCTTCAACCGAATGATGGAGATGACAGGGGCAATGAATGTGTTGCGCCGCTGGCTGGGCAATATCAGCCCTAATCCTGTTGCTCAACTAATGATTATAGGTTGGGCTTTTGCCTTTATGATTGAAGGTGCGAGTGGTTTTGGTACGCCAGCAGCTATTGCAGCACCTTTATTAGTAGGTTTAGGATTCAGACCCTTGCAGGTCGCTATTCTCGCCCTAATTATGAACTCGGTACCTGTATCGTTTGGAGCCGTGGGTACACCTACGTGGTTTGGGTTTGGTGCGCTTATTGGCAATGGTTCTATTTCCGATGATCAGCTTTCGGATATAGGAAGAATTACGGCTATCACACACTTGTTTGCAGCTTTTGTAATTCCGATAATGGCGCTGAAAGTGATAGTATCGTGGCGACAAATACGCGAAAATATTGTTTTTATTCTCATCAGTATTCTATCGTGTACAGTGCCTTATGTGGCTATTGCGTGGTTTAACTACGAGTTTCCTTCATTAGTAGGGGGTGCTATAGGTCTTTTTATTTCGGTAGGAGTTGCCAGCAAAGGTATTGGCTTATCAAAAACTGATAACAGTGAGATGCAGCACGAAAAAGTAAAAACTTCAGAGCTATTGAAAGCTCTTTTCCCAACGGCTTCACTGATAGTAATTTTGGCACTTACTCGCATCAAACAGCTTCCGCTAAAAGCTCTTTTGAACGATACTACCGAGTGGTTTACTATTAAATTAGGTTACTTAGGAGATTTTCAGGTTACTAAAGGATTGATTTTCTCGTTGAAGAATATTTTTGATACGGGCGAGAGTGAGAGCTACAAACTGCTCTATGTACCTGCACTTATTCCGTTTGTAGTTACAGTGTTGATTTCCATTCCGTTGTTCTCACTGAAATGGAAACAAACTAAATCGCTATTTTCAGCGAGTTTTGTACAGATACAAAAACCATTTTTAGCATTAGTGGGGGCACTCATTATGGTGAATGTAATGCTAATGGGAGGAGAAGACTCTATGGTACAAACTATTGGTAGAGGTTTAGCCAATGCCACTGGTAGTTATTGGACAATGTTCGCTTCGTACTTAGGAGCGGTAGGGGCATTTTTCTCGGGCTCGAATACTGTGTCAAACCTCACTTTTGGGGCTGTGCAATATTCGGTTGCGAATACTACAGGACTTTCAGTACCTTTGATTCTCGCCTTGCAATCGGTAGGGGGAGCAATGGGTAATATGGTGTGTATCAACAATATTATTGCTGTATGTTCGGTATTAGGTATCGACAGAGCTGAGGGTAAAATTTTAAAAGTTACAGCGGTACCTATGTTTGTATACGGAATTATAGCGGCTGTAGTAGCGCTTTTAGTAATACCGCTCATTTTTAGCTAACGGATTAATAATTAATAAACAACAGCAAAAGGCTGCATGGAACATTTATTCTGTGCAGCCTTTTCCAATTAATTAATTTAACCCATTTTAAACATTTCACTTCTTAGCAAAAGTAAGCAGAACAGTTCCTTTATCGTCCTTTAGTAATAACTGTTCGTTTTTCACTTCATATTTAGCTACTTTTTTCATTGCAGAGCCAAAGGCATCGGCAACTTCCATTTTGTCGGGGCAAAGCATTAGTGTAGAAGCTAAATCACTAAACACTAATTCGTTATCGGATACTTTTACGATGCCTCCCATAAAGGTATTACAGCTGTCGGAGCCATTTACCTTCATTTCTTTCACATTGAGTTTTAGGGTAGGTTGTGCTTCGGCTGTTACAGCAGTAGTTCCCATAGTAACTAATTGCCATTCACCTTGCAAACTATTAGAATTAACGCGTGCAGTATTACAACTGCCTAACCCTATTGCTACAGATAATAGCATTAAAAACTTGATTTTTTTCATTGTATGATTACTTTAAAAATTATTTCTCGGTAAAATAGTTGTTATTAAATACTTTTTTGCTTTCAGTTAAGAAAGATAATAAAAATAAAGGTAGTGCAAATGTTTTTGATATGTTTTTAATTTTTAAAATTAAAAATATTATAAAAATACTTACCACGATACTTACCCTTTTTGTATCTTTGCCGAAAATTATCGGATTATGTTTTTCTACCTCAAAGAGCCTAACGGCGACAAAGATACAATAATTATTATTCAGTATTACATTGCTGACGAAAAAAAATTGTTTAAGTACTCCACTGGTGAATGTATCAACCCTAACGATTGGGACTTTAACGCTCGTATGCCTAAGAGCAGGAAGGGGGCTGAAGGGGTGCGTTTGCGAAAGATTGCTACCCATATTATGCAGTACAACGATTTCCTTGTAACTCTCATTGATAATTATAAATTGAATGGCGAAAAAATAACACGAAATAAGATAAAGAATGCTTTCGATGTTAAGTTTAAACCAGATAAGGTAGTGAATGGGTTTGAGTACTTCACAGATTTTGTAAGTGATTTTGTTTCTTCAGCCAAAGGGATGATTAACAAAAGCACTGGAAAGGAGTATAGTCAATCGAGGATATACCTATACAACCTCGCGCTTGTATCTTTGCGCGATTTTGAGAATTACACGAAAAAGCAAATTAAATTCTCTGAATATAATGCGCAATTGAATGATGATTTTGTGGATTTTTGTAGGAATGAAAAGAAGTACTCGGCTAATAGTATAGGTGAGTTGGTATCATCAATAAAGGCGTTGCTGAGAAAAGCAAAGGAAAAAGGGTATACGATTGCTGATGATTTGGAAAGTTTTACAAAAACTAAGGAGGAAAGCATATCGGTAGCACTGTCAGAGACAGAAATTGAAAAGTTGGTAGTGTTTGATTTTTCTAATGATAAGAAATTAGAGAATGCACGTGATTTAATGATTTTGGGGCTTTGGACGGGGTTACGTGTTTCTGACGTTATGAATTTGCCAGCTATTGACCCTGATAGCAAGTTTATCGAGGTTGAGCCTCAAAAAACGCGCAACACGTCAGGGGCAAAGGTAGTAATACCGCTTCATCACCATATTAAGGATATGATTAGAAAACGAGGGATGCCAACGCCTATATGTGAAAGCGTATTTAACAAACTCATAAAGGAAATATGTAGAAGTGTAGGGTTTAATGATGTAGTGGAAGGTTCATTGATGAACTCTACCACGAGGCGCAAGGATCGTGGAATGTTTGAGAAGTGGCAATTGATAAGTTCGCATACCTGCAGGCGTTCATTTGCAACTAATTTATATCTGATGAATTTTCCTACACTTTCAATAATGAAGATTACGGGGCACACAACAGAGGCAAGTTTTTTAAAGTACATTAAAGTAACGCCAAAAGAGCACGCTGAAAAGTTATTAGCACACTGGGAGGCGTATTATAAGGATAAAGAAAAAGCACCTAATTAGGTGCTTTTTTTGTTACTTAAATGTTTCCAACGCTTCATCTACCTCGTGTCGTTTGTAGTACACACGTGCGCCTATAGTGTACGCTTTTAACTTCCCTTGCTTCGTCCAGTGGTGCAAAGTACTCATATTGATATTAAGCATTTTTACCACCTCTTTGCGTGTTAGGTACTCCGTTGGCTCTTTTGGCTGAAAGTCCTTTGCAAACTCTATAAATTCGCGTCTGATTGTTTCTCTAATGAGTTCTTTTAACTCTACGGGTGTGATTTGAATAAATTGAATATCCATTGTTATAATGTTTAATTGATTACGAATGCAAATGTATGTTAGGTAAAAATTAAGTAGTACTTAAAAACTACTTTTTTAATATTTTGAGCCTTTTTGTGCCTTGCTCAGGGCGTTGCGATTAGTTATTTAACGAATGAACATCGTAACGAGCGCAAGTGTATTTTTCTTCAAGTTTTTCAAGTGCTTTCGGTGTTACAAAGTAGATACCTTTAGTATATTCTGATTTTTTTATACCACGACCTTTGAGTTCTAATTTGGTGCGTACTTCATAATTATTATAGCACCATTCGTAATATACTTGTATCTCTTGTTGTTTGTTTAATGCTTTCATTTTTATATTGATTTAAAAGGCTATTAAGTTGAGTTTGAAAGCAGTTTAAAGACTTGCTTAGGTCTGTTTTTTTTACCACGCAAAAAATGAATAATCGTGCGCAAAACCTATTTTTGATGCTCTACCATTAGGGTAGAAAATAACGTTCTTTACATACTTCACTTTTTTAAGTTCGTAACAGTTGTAAATCTCTGTTAGTTCTTTGCGTGCTTTGCGTTTGAGGCTGTTAGACCATTGTTGTAATTTTGTTGCCATTGTAATTTGTTTTTTAATGTTAATACTAATTCTTATTGTTTGACGGCGCAAAGATACGTAAGTATTTTTGAACTTGCAAATATTTTTACAAATATTTTTATGTATTTTTGCAAATATTTTTGTATCATATTGTTTTTCAGTGATTTGTATTTTAATTTTGTAGTATAAAAATAATTATATAATTTTGCAAAATCTAAATATATATAAATATGAATGCAAATATTAAGATGTTATTCTTTTTGGTTAAGAATAATAAGGTATTGGTATGCGAGAGTAATTTAACGGAGTTTGTAACATTACTCCCTGATGATATTAGGGAGTTGAGGAGTTATGATTATTTTCATAGGGAGTTTCAGAAGTCTAAATGCTTTCAGTTTAAGTATAATAAGGAGTATACTTTTCAGAAGGTAGTATATAAGTAGGGTATTTATGGATAAAAGTTGGGTAAAGTTAGGATAATAAAAAACACGCTTTTTTAAGGCGTGTTTTTTTAGTAATAACTTTAAATATAACAAAAAAAATGAAAACTCAGGATTAAGCACGCTGTTTTTAGCGTGCTTTTTTTAATGAAATAAAATAATTAAGACTGCAAACGATCTACTTTGCAAAAGTAGAAAATACTTACATAAGTGATTGCTAATATATATTAGCAACGATATACTACAATTGTGGGGTACTTTTGCAGTATGGAAATTCGTTTTGATATATACGACAATCAAATTACTGCTTCACAGATTGACACTGAAAAGGGCATTATCTATGGAGTAGCGTTGGCAAATCGTGGAATGAATAAGAATAATTATTATTTTTCTGATAGATTTCTGAATGAATTAAAAGAGTTTGGCAATAAGAATGAAAAGATAAAAGCACGATTTGAGCATCCTGATTTTGGTACATCTGCATTAGGTTCGTTGATAGGGTGGTTTAAAAATTTTAGGATTGAAAAAGGTAATTTGTTTGGAGATTTGTTTATAGCCGATGTAGCTAAAAAAACAATGGTAATGGGACGAGGTATTTCCATTGCTGATTATATCCTTTCAATGGCAATCGAGTGCCCTGATATGTTTGGTAACTCCATCTTTGTGTTTGCTGATGAGATAATCGAAAAAGATGATAAAGGGGAGGATGTTGTAGGTTTAAAATTGGATTCGTGGATAGCCTCAGATTTGGTGGATGTGCCTGCTGCTACGAATGGATTGTTTTTTTCACAAAAAGAGAAACGTAAAAAGTTTTATTATATGAATATTTTAGAAAGAGTAAAAAAGGCGTTTGACTTTTCAATAAGTAAGGCTTTTGACTTGGATTTGACTCTTGCAAACGGTGATATTATTACTGTTGTAACAGAGAGCGAAAAGCCACAAGTAGGCGACAAGGTGAAGCAAAAGACTGATGGAGGTGAGGATGCTGAAAAACCGCTTGCCGATGGTGAGTATGTTTTGAAAGATGAGAGCACGCTGGTTGTAGAAGGCGGGGCTATTAAAGAAATTAAGGAAAAGGCGAGCGAGCCTAATCCTGACGATGGCAGCCAAGAGGAGTTTGCCAAACAAGTCGCTGAATGCTTTGGATTGGTAGCTGAAAAGATTGAACAATTGACAAGTGAATTTGCTAAGATAAAATCGACACAAAGTAGATTTTCAGTAGAAGACAATGGGGCAACAAGCAATGAGACTTCTGTAAGTAGAGACGGTTTGAATATGGACAAAATGCGTAAGCTTTTAGGACGTACTAAGTAATTTTAACTAAAGATAAAATAAAATATGGCAAATAAAGCTTTTAAAGAGTTTCTAAAAGAAGCGGAAAGAAACAAGGAATACATCAAGAGAATTAAAGACTTGTTAGAAGAAGGACAATTTGGGTTACTTCCTTTGCAACAAATCTTTACTATTCGTGAGGGTATTGTGAAAGGCACTGAGTTTGGATATTATGCGCCAGTATCGAATGTAACTCATTTAGACGAAGGATGCGGCAAGCCCTCTAAGTCGCTTGACACACAAGTGCGTACTGGTTGGTTTGACCCAGTTCCTTTAAAGGTAAATGTTTCAGATTGTTATTCAACATTAGAAAAAACATTCGATGCTTGGGTTTCTAAAACTGGAGCAGACCGTTTTAACATCGACGACTCAGATTATGTAGCGTTTTTGGTTTCACTAATCGAGGGTGGTATTTTGAACGACTTCAACAGATTCGTATTCTTCGCAGACAAGAACCATTCGACAGTAGGAAGTGGTAGTGGTACACAAGTGCTTAAAACGGGATTAGACAAGGCTAATTTTAATGTACTCAATGGATTATTTTCCCAGTTTGAGGCAATGGTAACATCTGCACCTGAGAGAAAGATTACTATTGATGAGAACTCTCAATCAAATTATGCAGGGCAGCGCGCTCTTGCAGATGATAGAGCATACAAAGTTCTCTGTCAATTGAAAGATATTGCAGGTTTTAAGTCAGGCGCTTCTCCCGTATTTGTGATTACTCAGAGTTTGGCAACTAACTTAACACGTTTTATGCGTAAAGAGTTTCGCAATGAGCAATCATTTAAAATGGTTGAGGGGGGGTATATGGTATCAGAGTTTGAAGGCGTACCTGTTGTTACATCTGAATGGTTAGATGATATGATACGTTCTAACTTTGATAACGGCACTAAGTGGCACAATCCTCACCGTGCGCTATTACTCGATAAAAATGAGTGTCAAATTGCTATTGACAGTATGGGAGCACTCAAAGATATTGGTGTTGAGTACTTGGGTGGAGATATTGAGAAGGTTTATTTGAAAGCTTCTTATCGTGCAGACTTCCAACGTGTGATAGGCACTACTGGGGCGATGGCTATCTAAGAATTAGTGAGATTTGTCAATTAGTAGATTATCAAATTTACTAATTGACAAATTTAATAAATTAAAAAAAGAGAATTATGGCAGAATGTATTAATGCACTAAGTAAAGATTTAACCTTTGATTGTAACGACAAGGTAAAGGGTATTGAGAAGCGTATTTTGCTCATCAATAGAGCCGACATTGACTTTGCGGCAACTACAATTGAGGCTGACAAAAACAAAATGAATACGCTGGTGCTGAAGAGTGGTAAAACTGGGTATTTCTTTGATAATTTCAAGGAAACTCATATCTCGGAGAGCATTAAACCTGAGATTTCTGATGATGATTTCAACGGGTATAAACACTCGATAGGTATTACAGTGTATGGCAAGAGTGCTGATGATTACGCACAAATTGACCAATTTGTAAACGGGGCGCAATTGGTGGCTGTAATTGAGCACAAAGTAAAGGGCGCGAGTAGTTTTGATGTATTGGGCTTCTTTGTAGGATTAGAGGTTACTGAGGGAGAAGGTCGCACAAACGGTGGGGCTTTCAAACTTACAATCGCAACGCCTGCAAACCAGAAAGAGCCTAACGTGGCTTTAAAATGGCTCGAAACTGATTATGCAACCACTAAAAAGAAATTCGACAAAAAACTGGCAGCGTAATGAATTTTACTGAAAAAAGTTTAAACGAATTGCTCAATGGTGGGTACGAAAAGGCGGTGGGGGAGGATAAGAATACCTTCATCGCCTTTTATGCTTACTTATTTGACGATAGCGACCCGTGCACGACTTGTGGCAATAAGTTGAGCGGGTACTGGAATAGGCTCGTGAATGAGGACAAAGAAAAATTATATAAAAAGTTACATATTATGGCAAAGAAAAACACACAAGACGAGTTGCAGGAGTATTTGCAACCTACAGAAGCGATACAAGGTAACGCTGAACAAAACACACAAGACGAGTTGCAGGATGATAGTAATGAGCCTTGCAAATTCAGATTGCGTGCGGGGATTACTTCATTAGCGATTGACTTTGGTAGTAGCGAGTTGTTTAACAACGACACACTAACGAATGATATTGCATTGCGTTACTTGAAGATTAACCCTAATAGGATTGCGAACTTTGATTTGTATCCTGAGAACTGGGAAGCGTTGATTGGCGAATTAGCAAATTAATAAATTAGACGATGACAAGGCTGAAAGCGATAGAATTAGCAAAAGAGGAAAGGCGTACGAATAGTGATAAGTTTAAAGGATTTCCTTACTTGGCGAATGGAGTTGGCAATGATTACCCGACAATCATAGAGCAGTTGGTGGCAGGTTCGCCAACTGCTCGTGCTTGTGCGGGTGTGATTGCTGATTTTATCTATGGGCGTGGCTTTGCATTGGAGATTGAAAAGAGAGAGCAAGCAAGGTCGCAAGGGGTTAGATTTAGAAAAGATGAGTTGTTCGTAAATGATAAACGGGAGACCCCTAACGACTTGCTTAAGAAAGTAGCCAGAAGTATTGCAATACATAAGGGCGCATTCGTACACGTAAATTACAACGGCTTCTATGAGAAAATAAGCGTGCAGGTGTTGCCTTACAAGAATTGCCGATTAGGGGCGAAAGACAGTAACGACTATCGAGGTAAGGTGCTTGTATATAACGATTGGGATAAACTAACAAACTACAAGGATAGGGATGAGAATTTAGTTGCTATTGACCGATACGACCCCCGCCCTAATGTTATAGAAGCACAAGTAGCTAAGGCAGGAGGATGGAAAAAGTATAAGGGGCAAGTGTTTTTTTTAAACCTTGATAGGAATGATACCTACCCGCTGGCGTGGGCTGATGTAGTGTTGCGTGATTGTGAGAGCGAAAGATTATCGAGTGTATTCACAAGGAATGGCTTTAAAAAAGGCTTTTTCGGTACTTATGCTGTTGTTACGACTCCAATAGAAAAAGAAGAGGAAAGGCAAGAGTTTAGATATGAATTGAAAAAGAGCATAGGTGTAGAAGCCGAGCAATCTGTATTTCACTTTGAAACCGAAATGCAAGGCGATAAGTTGGAGAATAACATACTGATAAAACCTATAGAGAGCAATATCAAGGCTGATATGTTTCAGTACGCTGACCAAAAAACAGCTAACAATATACGCAAGTCGTATGGCAATATTCCGCCCGTGCTGATTGATTACGTTGAAGGAAAATTAGGCAATACATCTGGGGAAAGTTTGAAAGAGGCGCGTATCTTTATGCAGGAACAAATGCAGGAGGAAAGGCAAGATGTACAAGAGATGTTTGAGGAATTATTCGATGGTTTTGTAAGAGATATTTCAACAAATGGACTTTTTGAAATTAGCAAATTAGTATGAAGTTATTAGTTAATAAACAAGAGTGTAGCAAATATCTGAGCGTTTCACTTTTTCGCAAAGAAGAGGAATTCAACCGTTTTATTAGGGAGGCGCAAATGTTTGACTTAAAAGGGTTGGTTTGTGAGTCTTTATTTCAAGATTTGACAAGCGAAACGCCCGTGAGAGATTACACGTTATTGCTTGAGGGGGGTAGTTATACCTTTGAGGGTAAAAAGTACGAATTTGCAGGGCTAAAAGCGGTATTATCGTACTTTGCGTACGCTCGTTATGTATTCGTGGGGCATCAAGTTGATACGCCAATGGGTATTAAGGTGAAAGAAAATCAAGACGGGGAGACTGTTAGCCAAACTGAAAGGCGTGATGTACGCACAATGTATAAGCAACAAGCAGACTTGCTATGGCAAGATTGCGAGCGTTACCTTGAAAGGAATAAAACACTATTCCCCGAATATAGATGTAATAGTGGGTGCGGTGAAAGCAACCGAATTAATAAACCAAGAATGAGAATGCAACTGATATGAAATGTATAGAAAGCATAAAAGATATAGTGTTAGATTGCAAATATAGACCTACAAAGGGGCTCAAACATAGAGTGCTGGTGATACCTTACAAGGATATTGATAGGCGATATACAGCAATGAATGAGGATAAGAGTGTTATTACTCATTTTCAGTTGTATCCTACTAAGAGAGGATATTTGTTTGAACTCTCAAACGCTTTTAAAGTGAATGGTTCGCAAAAGTTAAGCGGCGGCTTTGTACACGAGTTATCTATAAAGATAGACAAGGCGAATAGCGATAATATTGCCACGATGAATGCATTAACAAAAGGAACTTATGTACTTGTTGTTGAGACGATGAGCAACACATTTGAAATATTAGGCTATGATGCTGGTGTAGTGGTGAGTTCTATACAAAGAGACTATGCGGGTAACGTTATAGGACTAACTTTTGTCACACCAAGCGATGTAAAAGAGTTACGAATGGTAGCGTTGTGGGGAGAGGTAGACTATATTGCGATGAGTAGAAAGTTTGAAAATAAGGCATTGGTAAGATATAACTTACTTAAAGGCACGAAAGACTTTGAGTTGAAAAATGAACCTTATTACCTACGAGATAACTATGCGGGCGGCACGGTGATAATTAATGAAACTTTTAGAGGAAATAAGGTACGCAAGTTAGTTAGTAATTGGCAAGGTTTTACAACTACATCTATATTGTTACCTATACCTACTATTATTTCGTTTTGGGCTAAGACAAGAAAAGTAGGTGTAAAATTTTATTGTACAACTCAGACAGATGTAACATATATCAATGGACAAGATATTATACCAGATGGTGAATGGCATAAGTATATTATTTACAGAATTAATGGCATAAAAACTTATAATAATGGTAATCAAGGGTTCGTTGAGTTCTATAAAAACTCACCCTTTGGTATAGAAGAGTTGTATGTATCGTCTTTTAAAATTGAATATGATAAAATTGGTACAGATTATAGTGATTTCAATATAAGTCAATTTGGAGTGAATTTATTATTACATTCATCTGTTAGACGAAAAAATAGTGATTATAGACTTTGGGTTTATAATGTAGATGAAGGTATTGATGAAGGAGAAGAAGTAACGGTTACATTAAAGGGTATTTTAGGAGAAGGTAAAAGATCATTCGCGTTCAATGTAAATGGAAAAACTAATTTAGTTGAATTAGATAGTATTGGGTTAGGGTATTGGCAAAAAACAACCAAATGGCAAAAAGGAGGAGATAATAATGAATTGTGGTTGTACGTTGTAGAATCTAATATTGTTATAGATAGCGAAGTAGAGTGGATAAAATTAGAACGTGGAGTAAATTGTAATGGTTTTATAAAGAACGATAAAGATAAAATAAAAAATGAAAACTTTTTTATAAATTCAAATTTTATTAATTCTGATTCTATATCGGTCT